CTGTGTTTCTAGTGTGATAGTGTTAGTTAAATAAACTTGTAAAGGAAAATAAAATGGCAGCAGTAATTAGTGACAATCTGACAGTAACATCAGTTCAAGCCCGCAAGGCTATGTTGAAAGCGTTTAAATCCAAACGCCCACTGTTCATCTGGGGCCCTCCCGGAATCGGCAAAAGTGAAGTTGTAGCAGATGTTACAAAAGAGTTGGGCGGTCATATGATTGACTTGCGTATGGCTCAAATGGAACCCACTGACATTCGGGGTATCCCTTACTTCAATCGTGATATCAACAAGATGGATTGGGCTGCTCCTGTAGATTTGCCTGACGAGGAACTTGCATCACAATTCCCTATCGTTGTTCTTTTCCTTGATGAAATGAATAGTGCATCACCTGCTGTACAAGCAGCTGGTTATCAGTTGATTCTGAATCGCCGTGTGGGTAAGTACAAGTTGCCCGATAATGTTGTTATCGTAGCAGCAGGTAATCGTGACAGTGACAAGGGTGTTACTTATCGTATGCCGATGCCCCTAGCTAATCGTTTCTTGCACTTGGAAATGCGCCCTGACTTTACATCATGGCAAAACTGGGCAGTTAACAAAAGCATCCACAAAGACGTTGTGGGTTACTTGAGTTTTGCTAAACAAGACCTATACGATTTTGATAGTAAATCATCAAGCCGCGCATTCGCTACCCCGCGTAGCTGGTGCTTTGTGTCTGACTTGTTGAATGATGAGGACGACACTGACAATGATACATTGTTCAATCTGATTGCGGGTTCTGTTGGTGAAGGTCTTGCTGTTAAGTTTGCTGCTCACCGCAAAACTTCAGGTAAGATGCCTCAGCCGTCAGATATTCTTTCAGGTAAGGTAACTGATTTGAATGTCAAGGAAATTTCTGCAATGTACTCGCTTACTGTTTCATTGTGCTATGAATTGAAAGATGCCCTTGAAGTTCAAAAAGTGAACAACAAAAAGTTCCACGAAATGGCTGACAATTTCTTGTCTTACATTATGAAGAATTTTGAGACTGAATTGGTTGTTATGGGTGCTAAGATTGCACTTAAAACTTACAAGTTGCCGATTGAGCCAAGTCAACTGAAACACTTTGATGAGTTTCACAAGAAGTTTGGTAAGTATATCGTAGACGCAGGTAATTGATTTTATGGGTGAGAATGGTGTGAACATTCTCACTCTTTTTACTTGTGTTAAAATGGCAACTGTGCTATAATATAGCATATATTTGATAAAGGACTGAAAATGAGTAGTGTAATTGCCCCAACAAAAAAGAAAAAGCGTTCTGACAAGTTTGATAAACTAGTTGGACCCACCGATCCTAAGATTGACAATCTAGCCCGTGAACGATTGATTTCGGCACGTGTGGGTTTGCTGTTGCGTCATTCATTCTTTGGCAATCTTGCTACCCGTCTTAAATTAACTAATGCTGATGAATGGTGTAGTACTGCGGCTACTGATGGACAGAAATTCTATTACAATAGCCGTTTCATTATGCTATTGAAACCCAAAGAAGTTGAATTCTTGGTCGGGCACGAGGTCCTTCACGTTGTTTACGATCACATGGGTCGTGTCGGTAAGCGTGACCCACAAATGTTTAACATTGCTAATGACTATGCAGTTAATGCAGACTTGAAGCGGCATGGTGTTGGTCAATTTATTACAAGTGTTCCCTGCTTGTACGAAAAAAAGTACGACGGCAAAGCCAGCGAGGAAATCTATGATGACTTGATGCAAAACGTTCAGAAGATTGATATCAATAGTTTGATTGATCAAATGATTGACGATCACATGGATGGCGAAGGTGATGGCGAAGGTGATGGCGAAGGTGATGGTGATAAGCCGGGCAAAGGTCGTCCTAAAATGTCCGACGAGGAACGTGAACGTGTTCGTCAAGAAATGAAACAGGCTATTATCAGCGCAGCATCAAGTGCCGAAGCTGGTCAATTGCCCGCAGGGGTTGAACGTCTAATCAAGCAACATACTGACCCAGTTATGCCTTGGCGTGAACTGATTCAAACAAACTTGACTAGCAGCATTCGTACTGATTATTCTTGGATGCGTCCCTCACGTAGGGGTTGGCATATGGATGCTATCATGCCCGGCATGACTCCCGGAGAAGAGATTGATGTGATTGTGTCACTTGATATGAGTGGCTCTATCAGCAACAAGCAAGCACAGGCTTTCTTGGGTGAGATTGCAGGTATGATGGATGCGTTTGATGGTTACAAGGTCCACGTATTCTGTTTTGATACTGACACTTACAATCCACAAGACTTTAACAGTGAGAACATGGACAGTATTGATGAATATGAACCACAAGGTGGTGGTGGTACTGACTTTGATTGTATCTTTGATTACTTGAAGAAAAATGCAATTGAACCCAAACGATTGATTGTGTTTACTGATGGATATCCCTGCGGTTCATGGGGCGACCCTGACTACTGTGATACTACTTGGATCATTCACGGTGATAAGAATCCAAATCCCCCTTTTGGAACATATGCATTGTACGATGAGGCATGATATACGAAAGTCCGGACGGAGGCAAAACGGTTTACGAACGTGAATCAAATTCCTCCGAACGTAAGTTAATTATGGATAACCGAACTATAGATGGTCAACCTCTGCATGATCATATAATGGAAAGTAAACTGTGGGGTGAAATACGCAGTGCAGCAAAAACAAACGTAGCATTAGCAGATATATTAGAACAGGCAAAGATGGTATATGCGCTCATCAAAAAAGAAATCAACTAGATTTGTTGTTATGTGGGACATGAATGGGCTTGAAGCCCTAATTAATGTCACACAAATTGAAAAAGAACATGAACAATGGGAAAAAGAAAACATTTGGCGTATTCTCAAGGAGCAAAACGAAACACTTAAGCCAGCACATGTTCCTTTGCATCAGATGATTCTTAGGGCTCAAATTAATAGTCAACGGCATTATGAAATCTATACTTTTGATTCTGAACTGTCTGAACAGGATATTAGAGAAACATTTGAAGATAGTCCACAAGTAATAGCTGATGCTATTCGTAATGTAGGATATAAATTTTATAGTAACAGAGCAACAACGAAAGCGGTAATCGTATGATGTATATTGGTACAAGTTTGGGTAGATGTTTGCGTTCTATTCTAATAGATGAAGTGTCCAAAGAGGATGTGGTATTGATTATCACCCGAACCAAAGCAGAAAACCTTGCACAATTCATGTTTGTAGTAAAAACATATTTTGATGATGGTGGCAATATTACTTCACCCCGACCCGCCGACTATAATATTGCAGTGAAGCCATGGGATGAAGTAGAGGAACTTGCAAAATATTTGTATACTAGCGGAAAGATTCACCAGCCAAGAAACGTTGCAAGTTTGGGGAGTAGTTTCATTCATCCTGGATTGAGTAATGATGTTTGGATAGAAGTATCTCCTAAGAGCAGGAATACTACACCTGCGGTTGTGCAAGCATATGAGCATTACAAAATGCTTGACTCATTGACCCAATAAAACTCATAAAAATATTTCGTTGAGTATATTAGATATTAAATATCTATGTACTCAAGGAGAATAATTTATGAGTTTTTTAAAACATGTCGGTAAACAAGGTGATCGTAAGGTCGCTATCATTTTTCGTGAGGTTCCAGGTGAACCCCACATGTGTCTTGTAACATATACAGAAACACTAAATCAACACATCCACGATCCATTGATACGTTGTATTGAAAGTGATATTGGACAACACGCTGAATCATTGTCTGATGCATTACACCGCACCTTAGGTTTAGATGGTAATCCAATATTGCAAACATTGCATCGTGAAGGTTTACTAAAGAAAGTAAAGACAGAAAGTATTATGGTCACACCTAATCCTCAAACTAAAATCAAATTAAATGAACTTAATAAAATTTTAACTGAGATGAAACAAGGAGAAGATGCTGTTAAACGCATGGCTGATATTGATCAAAGCAGGGGAATGCAAACTCCAGCAGAGATAGCACGTAGACAACGTGAAAATAAAACACAGAATGCAAAAGTACCAGAAACCGCACCATTACTAGCAAGCGGCAATAGTGCATTAGGTGATAATGCAATTGCACATAATTTGCGTTACCAGGCTGCAAAGATGGCGGCTGAGGCTAAAGGATTATTAGTTGAAAGTGAAATTTTAATGAAACAAGCTAATGAGATGGATCCTCCACCAGCAGTCAAGAAACCAAAGACAACAAAGAAATCAGTTGTAGTTGAAGCGCCAGTTGTGGCTGAGTCTACACCTAAAGTAAAGAAAGCAAAAGTTAGTGCATAATGAGTCCAGAATTCATAGAAAAGTGGGAACATATACTTGAAGATGTTGAGAAAAATAAAATACCAGTAGAATTTATCAAGAAATTGATAGTTAAACTTAATGGTAAAAAACAACATACTATTAATATTGAAAAGTTTTTTAGTCAAGGAGTGGATCCGGAACAGATAGAAGAAATTGTAAGTAGAAAGTTACAAGAGTTGGATGACTCTATCGTTGGTGTTGAATTTATTTTAAATGTTCAAAGTATTGCTGACGCCGTTCAACCTGAAACAGATAAATTACTAGGTAACTTATGAAACCATACTTAGAATTATTACAAGACATTCTAACTAACGGAGAAACAAAAGATGATAGAACTGGCATTGGGACTATTAGTGTGTTTGGACGTAACCTTCGCTTTGATTTGCGTAGGGGCTTTCCAGCCGTCACTACTAAAAAACTTGCTTGGAAAGCGTGTGTAGGTGAACTACTCTGGTTCATTGAGGGTAGCCGAGATGAACGACGATTGGCAGAACTAACACATGGCACCCGTGATGGTGTCACTACTATCTGGACCCCAAACGCACTAGCCAGTTACTGGAAACCTAAAGCTAAGTTTGATGGTGATTTGGGTCGTGTATACGGAGTACAATGGAGACATTGGCTTACTCCCGTAATACACAAGAGTGAAGTCTTTATGGATGAGTTTGGCTCTACGTACAACCGTAAAGGTAGTGTACATCATAAAGAAGTAGACCAACTAAAAATATTAATAGAGGGTATCAAACAAGACCCCAATGGTCGTAGACATATACTCACTGCGTGGAATCCGGGTGAGTTAGATCAAATGGCACTGCCACCATGTCATGTATTATGCCAATTCTATGTCAACAAGAATAAAGAATTATCTTGCCATATGTATCAAAGATCAGTGGATGTTTTTTTGGGCCTCCCCTTCAATATTGCTAGCTATGCGTTATTCACTCATTTAATAGCACAAGTATGTGGGTTGGGTGTTGCTGAATTAGTCATTAGTACAGGTGATACACATATCTATACTAATCATGTTGAACAGGTTAAAGAACAATTAAGCCGTGCTCCATTATCACTACCTACATTGAAGATTAATCATACTATTAAAAACATAGATGATTTTTCACCGAACGATATTGAGTTAGTTGATTACAAGTGCTATACTTCTATCAAAGCAACTATGGCAGTATGACAACTGAATCAGACATAATTGAATGCGTAGTACATACCATTCAAATGAGTGATGTAGAAGATCCTGATTTATTTGTTGCTGATCCTATTTGGAAATGGCAACAAACAGAAGAAGGTAAATGGATTATGGAACATAGTATTCCTACTCCAATTTGGAGAAGATATCATGACGCAAGCAATTATGGATATTCATACTCTATCAATGCCTTTTTGAAATCAAAAGATTATGTATTTTGGAAGTTAAAGTATAAATGAATATATTAGTAACAGGTGGATGTGGACTCATCGGACACAATGTAGTATCCCGTTTACAAAAATTAGGACATCAAGTTTCAATAGTTGATAACAAAACTAACTATGGTATTATTCCTCAAGCTGAAATTGATTATCTTATAAGCGAACGAGAAAAGAAGATTGGTAATAATAGTTTTGTTTATGCCAAAGATATTTCAAATGCTGATGATATAGATAAAATATTTAATATTGAAGAACCTGAAATTGTTATTCACATGGCTAGCTTTCCTAGACAGAAAGTAGTTAATAGTAACCCAGCATTAGGTAGTCGTACCATGAGTGAAGGGTTACTTAACTTGTTAGAAACCTGCAACAAATACGAAGTACGCAAATTCATCTATATGAGTAGCAGTATGGTATACGGAGACTTTACTGATGATGTGAAAGAAGATGCTATTTGCAAACCACAGGGTCAATATGGTATAATGAAACTAGCAGGTGAATGGCTGGTTCGTGATTATTCTCGCAGAACTAATCTTGTACACACTATCATTCGTCCAAGTGCAGTGTACGGACCATTGGATGTTGAAGATAGAGTTATTAGTAAATTCTTACTTACTGCTATGCGTGGTGGAGTATTGAAAATCAACGGTGAGAAAGAGACACTAGATTTTACCTATGTAGATGATGCGGCTGATGGAATTGTTGCTGCTGCATTAAGTGACAATACAGAAAACAAAACTTACAATATTACAAAGAGTCATAGTGTTACATTACTTAAGGCTGCACAGATAGCATTGAGTTTAGCAGGTGGAGGTCAGTTAGAAGTTAGAAGCAAGGATGCTGATTTCCCAAGTCGCGGCGCATTGAATATTGATGCTGCTAGACAAGATTTTGGATATGATCCTAAAATTGATGTAGAAGAAGGGTTTCAAAACTACTATAATTGGCTAATTGATGATATGTATTTCAATAAAGATAAATATCTAAATGTGGACAATATCATTCTTACCTAACTGGGTATTTCATCTATTGCTTACAGCCGGTATATTGGGTACAATAGCCGGCTTTGTTTTGGGCATGATTCCTTTAATACAAAAGTACATATTCCCTATAAGAATTATTAGTATATTATTATTATCGTTTTCGTTGTATATAGAAGGTGGGTTGTCTAATGAAGAATCTTGGCAGTTAAAAGTTAAAGAGGTAGAAGCTAAACTAGCACAAAAAGAAGCGCAAAGCCAAGCAGAAACTGTAAAAATTGTAGAAAAAGTAGTTACTAAGATAGCATATATAAAGACCAAAGGTCAAGATATTATCAGGTATCTTGACAAAGAAGTAGTAAAAGACAATGAGGTTATCAAATATATTGAAAACTGCCCTGCTATACCGCAAGTTATACTTAAATCAGTAAACGAAGCAGCAACTATCCCGCATCAAGCAACAAAATGAAATATTTAATTATACTATCTACAGTTTTATTAGCATCTTGCAGTACTCCCGTACCATTAACTCCTAAATTTCCAGAGGCACCTGCCACATTGTTATCAAGTTGCCCTAAACAATTAGAGAAAATTGAAGGAGATTCCGTCACCATAGTTGATTTTACTAAAAGTGTAGTTAAGAATTATGCCACTTACCATGAATGTGCTGCTAAGTATGACGGTTGGATTGAGTGGTATCAGATTCAAAAAAAGCTATGGGATGAATCTAACTAATCCATAAATAGTGATAAATACACTATAGTTTAGGATTTAGACATGACTCAAGAAATAATCAATATAGGCGCACAACCCAATGATGGGGAAGGTGATCCGTTACGCACAGCCTTTGCAAAGATTAACAATAATTTTACACAGTTATTCAGTACTGGGTTTTTCACTTCAAATGCATATTCTACTGGAGATACTGCTGGACAAGTTATATTTACAACCCCAATTGAAACTTTTACACAGGGCATTATTCAGATTAATTCTAATGATACCACCTCAACTGACACTGAAAACATTACATTAAATGTATCTGTAGTTAATGACGGCAGTGATTTAACATGGGTTGGACACAGTACATTATTTTTTGGTAATGTTTTAACTGGTTATGACATGGATATTTTTGAATCAAATGTTCGCATACTAGTTAATCCATTGATAGACACTACAATCTTTCACTTTATATCTGCACAGATTACTTGGACAGGAGTTCCTGTTCCTGGATTGGACTTGCTTACTGACGGCTCAGTTGATCCTCTAATAGTAGACACAGAAAATAATTTCAATTTAGAAACTGAAAATCTAGTAATAATATGAGAGCAAAAGAATTTATAACAGAGCAAAGCAATTTGCCACAACGAATTGCTAATCCGTTACCATCTACTTGGGTAATACCAGAGTTACAGAATCAAAATGCATATTTACAATATAGATTCTCTATAGCATTAGCCGGCGCCAAAGCATCTCGCAATGGCGATATACCTAAACTAAATAAAGATTCAGTTTGGGGAGAAAATCAAATTGTTTCGGGATATATGAATCCAGGCATTGATAAAGATATTGATTATGCTTTAGGTGAAATGGGTCTTAGTGGCAAACAATTAGTTACCTCTGATAAGAGCGAAGAAACAAGTGATACTGGTATAGTTAGCCCAGTCAATCCTTTCAAAGGTTATCCAAAATGAGAGCAAATGAATTTGTAGCCGAGAGCAAAATGGGAAAAGTATCTGCCCATCAACAACAACCAACGGTTGGATTAAATGTGTTTTCAAAGAAAATAGACAGTTATGATAGAATATATGATTTGAATCGGTTAATGATGGCTGTAGCAAGTAGTGATGGAATAAACCCAATAGAAATGCCTGCCGAAAGTTGGGTAGGTAAACACAACACCGCACATCCTTATACCGAAGAAGAACAAAATATGCTTAAATTAGCATATGAAGCTGCTGGGTTAGCATACATAGATTTAAATAGTGGTGATTTAGACAGTGAAGAATTAAAGTCTACAAACACTCAAAGTATAGTAAAACCCTTTAAAGGGTACAAAAGAAAATAAACGGTAACATAATCCTAGAATAAGTAATTATAACAAATTACAGGATTCTTAATGATAATAGATATTAACAAAACACTAGATTTAATAAAATTAAAATTTTACAATGAATGGCTATATACTGCTCATATATATGATGAGGGTGATAGTCCAATGCACAAGAGTTTAACTGAACAAGTTGTCAAACAATACATAGACCCATTAAATCTAAAGAAAGATAGCAAGATACTAGACTTGGGATGTGGCCCGGGCTATTTCCTAGATGAAATGAAGTCACGTGGTTATACTGATTTAACTGGTGTAACATTAAGTCCCGGAGATATTAAAATCTGTGAAGATAAGGGTCATACTATTAAAAAATATGATTTAAGTTTCATTCCGCAAAGTGAAGGTTACTATGATGAATCAGTAGATTTTATATTCTTGCGTCATGCATTAGAGCATAGCCCATATCCTATCTTTAGTTTAATGGAATATAATCGTATTCTCAAGCAGTTTGGTAAGATTTATATTGAAGTTCCGCAACCCGATTGTGATAGAAAACACGAAGAAAATCTAAATCATTACAGTATTCTAGGACAAAATCAACTAGCAGCATTGATTGTTCGTACCGGATTTAACATTGATAGATTTGAAAACTTTGAATTTGATCTTGAAGTTACTAACGCAGAATTTCCTGAAAAGTCAACCAAACTAAGAGAAAAGTTTTACTGTATCGTTGCTACTAAACAGCGACCATTAGATATCAAGTAAAATAATAAATACTCACTACAAGTGAGTATTTTTTTATGTTCGATCCATTTAAACAAGCTAAAATTCAAAACAGTTATGCTAAACTCAAGGATATAAAAGTCCCCGAGAAGGATATCTCATTGGATGACTTAAAAATATTAAGTGGGTCTGGTAAAGTTACTGGTGAATACTCTTATACACCATTACATGAATTAGCACAAAAGAAACAACAATATATGCGTGAGCATAACATCAAGCCTGGTGATCAAGCCTGGTTTAAATTAATGTTTGCAAAAACACATCTTACCGGTGAAGACCCATTTTCTAAAAACTAGTAGTTATTGCGATAAATAAGTTATGGCAACAACTAACTCAGCACCGTCTCTTGTAAAAAATCCCTATACTAAGACGAAATTCAAAAACAATAAAGAATTACAAGACTTTATAAAGTGCTGCGATCCAGACACTGGTTATCTATACTTCATGGATAACTTCTTTATGATACAACACCCTACAAAAGGTAGTATGGTATATCATCCTTATGGGTATCAAAAACGATTAATCAATACATATCATAATTATAGATTTAGTATCAGTTTGATGCCGCGGCAATCAGGTAAATCAACAAGTGCGGCGGGGTATTTACTCTGGTATGCTATGTTTGTGCCAGACAGTACGATTCTTATCGCAGCACACAAGTATACCGGTGCACAGGAAATTATGCAAAGGGTGAGATACGCATATGAAAACTGCCCAGATTACATCAAAGCGGGTGTTACAACTTACAACAAAGGCTCATTAGACTTTGAAAATGGAAGTCGTATTGTAAGTGCAACTACTACTGAAAATACAGGTCGTGGTATGAGTATTACATTACTATACCTAGATGAGTTTGCATTCGTTAGACCAAGTATCGCTAGAGAATTCTGGACTGCTATTACCCCAACATTGTCAACTGGTGGTAAAGCAATTATTACAAGTACTCCAAACAGTGATGAAGATCAGTTTGCTTTCATTTGGAAAGGTGCTAACAAAACTGAAGATGAATTTGGCAATACAACTGAGCTAGGTGTAAACGGATTTAGAGCGTATAGAGCATCATGGGATGAACAACCCGGTAGAGATCAAAAGTGGGCTAATGAAATGAAAGCACAACTGGGCGAAGATAGATTCCGACGAGAAATTGGTTGCGAATTTATTATTGCTGACGAGACACTTATTAATCCTAGTACATTGATTGACTTGCAAGGGATAGAACCAATTACAAGAATGGGACAAGTTCGTTGGTATCAGAAACCAGTGAAGGGAAATATCTATACAGTAGCATTAGACCCGAGTATTGGAACAGGTAATGACCCGGCAGCAATACAAATATTTGAAGCAAATTCAGTTACACAAGTTGGTGAATGGAAACATAACAAAACTGATATCCCAACACAGATCAAACTTATTGCACAGATAAACAAATATATTGTAGAATGTACAGGGGAGCCAAATAATCTCTATTATTCAATAGAGAATAATAGCATAGGAGAAGCGGCATTAGTATCATTAAACGAATATGGGGAAAATAACATTCCAGGAACATTTATCAGTGAACCCGGAAAAAAACGTAAGGGATTTAATACTACACAAAAAAGTAAATTAACTGCTTGTGCTAAGTTTAAAACATTAATAGAAAGCAAGAAATTAACCATAAATAGTCGTAGTCTTGTCAGTGAATTGAAAGCATTTGTAGCACATGCAGGTAGTTATGCTGCTAAGATTGGAGATCATGATGACCTAGTAATGGCCTCACTTTTATCAATTCGCATGATTCAAGAACTTGGTTCATATCACTTTGAGTTAGATAGCTATGTCAGAGACCACGAAGAATTCGTTGCTCCGTTGCCCTTCTTTGCCGTGCTTAGTTGAGATTAAGATAAATACTCTATTAGAAAACTACCAAATGCCAACAAATACAGAATCATTAAACCGAGAACTGTTTAGATTACTATCTAAATACAAACCAAAACCATTGGATGCTGAAGGTAAATCTACCCCTATTCCTGATGAAGCAGATATTTTCAAGTTTGAATTCACCAAAGACGGGGAAGATTACGGAACTGTTTATGTTACATTAGATGAAGATAGAGTATTAACTGTGTATTTTGGTGATGACGTAGCTGATAGTCCCGACGAAAAAACACCCAAATTAGATTACGATGATACATGGAGCGGACTGCTACATCAATTAAGTTCTTGGAGAATGACCAAAGGACTTAAGGGATTTGATACACAAAATAAAGACCGTGTTGGAGATGACATGGCAAGAAGGAACCATATGAGAAACAAAGATAAAATAGCAGAAGGTTACTACGCTACAGGCAAGAAGTCAAGCTACAGTGATGCTGTACCTAGCGTAAAGATTGTGATTGAACATAGCCGTGTTATTGAAGAAGGTGAACAACGCTATCGCAACATAAATAGAATTTTCCTAGAGAATCAAGCAGGTGAACGCTATTTACTTGATACCAAGAAGCCTGGTATTGCCCGTGTCTATGCTAGACATATTGCTGAGGGTGGTAAAGTCAACGATGATCGTTGGAGTCACATTGGTAGTCTTTGTGAAGAATATCAAAAGATGGCTGGATTCGTTCGTGCTACACGTAATGGTCAATTCAATGAATCAGCACAATCATTAGTTAATGAAGGTATTGCACACTACGCAAGTCTACGTGAATCATTAAGCCGTATGACTGGCAAGCGTGGTTATAATGCATATTTTGAAAGTTGGACACCATCATTGATGGAAGATGGAACTGAAGAAAACAATCTAAATGAATTGTTTGTTCAAGAGACATTAGACCCAAGAATTGAAAGTGTAATGCCAATATTGAATAGAATACACAAGAAGGTATCTGAATCAGCAGTTGACAAAGAGATGAATAAGTTAGCAGAGTGGGCTGATAGTTTAACTGAAGAAGGCGGCGAAAGTTTAACAAGTAACAATCCAGTTGGCATTCCTGAAAGTGAAACTCCTACCCATAAAGGTGGTGCAGTTAGTAGTAAAAATGGGGTGACTCAACATAAATCAGGTCCCGGTGTATACGGTGGATATGATGCTAATAGACATCCTGATAGTCCTGAAGAAAAACATGTTGGTAGTCGCGGAGCAAAAACAGGACATCATACAGATAAAGTTGTAAAACATAAAGAAGTTGATGAAAGTGCATTGCAAGCATATTTAGGTGACAAGAAGTATGGTGAAAAAGGTATGGATGCATTACGCAAAGCAGGTCGTGAACATGCTAGC